ACCTACATTAGTTATTGCGTCTATATGACAACTTGTTTCCTCATTGACATTTACGCTACTACTAATTTCCTCTATGCTAACAAAGGGGTATTTGCTTGGCGTATTGGTGTATGTGCTTGAAGTAGTTATATCAGGGAATTGAGCAACTAATAAATCAGTCAAATCACTAAATACTTCATTCTCAATGTCTAACATATTTTTTAACTACCTCCATTATTACACTACCTATTTGTTTGTGCATTGTTTCACTTGCGTCATACATTACACGAGCAGGTGGGTTTCCTTTGGTTGCGTTCCAACCATCTTTCATCGTTCTTGTCTTTGGTTTGCCTTGTCTTGCTTTATGATATACAACATATTGTTTCGATTTCATACCACTTTTAGTTTGCCAACTACGAGTTTCTACACTTGTATAAGCACTTTTATAACCACTTGTAGTATATGTATCTCCACTACCTATGAAACTTGGTGTAGGGTTTAACGGATAATCATTACTATAATATATCCAATGCTTACCTGTCGCACCTTGACCTCTACCATAAGAACCTATCGCACCAACATTTGGTGTTGTAGTTTTTCTTAATGGGTTTCCACTATCATAATGTATTCCACTACCAAACTCTATGAACAATACCGAAGTGCCACTTGCTATTAATTCAACTTTGTTTCCCTCCCACTTTAACGATACAACGACATCGTTGTCGCCATCGTATTGTGCTTCTTGGAAACCAAGTGTAGCATTTACATAACCATTATAAGATAATGTGTCCATTATCTCTTTCGCCATAGTATCGACATTTATAATCAAACGATTTAATCTTTTAATTATATTGTCTAAACCTTTTAATTTAACATTAATTTTCATTTCTCACTTGCGAAATAGCAATCGCAACCTCATTTAGCGTTTTAGATATACGAGCAACCTTGTAATCATATAATGGCGTTTCGCCTTGATATACAGGTTTCTTATCTACAAAGAATACGCTATTCTCATTTAAACCTAATTTATCAAATAGGTTTCTATCAACTATAATTGTCTTGTCGTAAGCAATATCAGTTCCAAAGATTTCAACATTAGAATTACCTTTAGCACCGCTTATATGTGCTTTGAAATATAATTCATCGCCATATACGATACTATATTCTCCTGTCTTATATCCTTGACTATCAACGACTTCAACTTTACCAACATAGTTTAATGCTATGAGTTCAGTTTTATTCTTGTTTAGATTTCTCATATATTACCTGCCATAGGGGTTATTTCATTCAATATCTCATCAATGGAACGCCAAGAACGACTAACGCCATTTTCATTATGACTTTGTTGTCCCTCTGCACCACTTTGAGAATATAGAACTACTGCTAATTCTACTTGCAAGTGTTCGTAGCAAGGTTCGATTTCCTTACCATCAATTCCAAATGGAAATCTACGAGTAAGTATTCTTGCCCTTGCTTGTTGTAAAAAGGCGGTTAAGACCTCGTCATCAATAGCACCATTAATGTCCATTAAGGTTTTCATCTTTGATACTTTCTCAAACTCGGTCATAACACACCTCTAATAACTATTTACTCATTGATTAAAGAGTATATACAATTTTTGCAAATGGTATAGTTTTCTTTTCAATGTAGTTTCCTGCAGGGTCTTTGACTAATTCCCAAGACGCACCTGTTTCAAGTTCGGCAGTTGTTGGGGATGAACTTGCCATAGCACTTGCTTTGAAAGAGATACCAAATGGTTGGCAGATTACTCTTTCACGAGAATAGAGTGTTTCTTCTCCACCATTGGTGCTTGGGTCTCTTGCCATTTCTGCTTGAACTAAAACAGGTAGTTCTTGGAAGCAGAACGCTCTTTCGCCTAAAACATAACAAGTATAGTCATATTTTGTTGGGTCAGTAGTATTAGCAACTTTTGGGCATTTGTCATTAACAATGACTAATCTACCCTCCCAAGTAGCAATATTAGTATTACGAGTAATACCATTTTTATCGGTATATTTAATATAGTCGATAAGTTGAGTTTTTGCTAACTCTTTTGCAATATGAGAGTGCATAAAGATAACTTTGAAATGTTCTTCTTTATCGCCACAAGTATCATATACTGCGTCTAAAATGTCTCCTGCACCAACTGCGGTCTTACTAATTGATTGAGAAGATAACGCAGTAGCAAAGATACCTTTTAAAATTGATAACATAAGGTCTTGATTAACCTTGTTCCAATAGTGAGCAACTTGCTCTGCAATATCAAGCATAAAGTCCTTACCTGTAATTGAATAGGTAAAATCTTTTTCCTTGAAACCTTTTGCTCTACCAATAGCGACAATACCTTGCGAGAAAGTATTTAATGCACTTGAATTGATATTTGTTGCACCATCGTAGTTATCAGGTGTTCCATCTAATAAACCTTTCATTGGTTTGGTAATGAAGTTTCCGCCAACTTGGTCGGCAAGAGCAACCGCTAATTCAGGGTCGCCATACATAACTCCACTTTCCATTAAATTGACTTTTACAGGGTCAATAATAGTGTCTTTATATTTTAAGAATACTTCACTATTAAAGTATTTTGAATTGAAGTTTGCCATAATTTAATTCCTCCTAATATGGACTATTTAGAAGTAATTTCATCAAAGAGTGCTTTGTTCTCCACTTGAAGTTTGCATAAGTCATCATACTTAATTTTACCCTTGCGGAAGTTTTCTTTGGTGTAATACTCCTTTGGGTCTGTGCCACTTCCACCACCATTAGGTTTTGGAGTGTTTTTAAGCATTTCTGCTTTGAGTTCTGCTTTGACTTTTTCTTGGTGTTCGCCAACATATTTAGCAATTAATGAGAAATTGCTATCTATACTTGCGGACGCAATTTTGTCTGCTTCCTCATCGCTATAACCTAATGCCAAGTATTTAGATTTAATCTCATTGGCAGTATTCTTGCGTTTCATTTCCGCCAAGTCGCTTTCGAGTTTAGCAACATATTCATTATGTTTTTCCTCGTCAGTTTTCTTTTCGTCTGCGACACGCTTGAACTCTGCGATTTCGCTATTGCGTTTTGAGATAATTTCCTTTTGCTTGTCATTATCTGCTTTAAGTTTGTTGCGTTCTCCCAATACTAACTCAACTAACTTGTCATCGGTAATACTCTCATCAGTAATACCTAATTTGTTTAATAGTTCCTTATTCATAAACTATTCCTCCTGCGTTTTTTGGTAGGACTTCCCTGTCCTTATGTTGTGTGATTATAGAGTTTCCCTACTCTTTTGTGTTTTTAGAACTTCCCTGTTCATTATCGTTAGCACTCTCGCTAATTATAATCGATTTGATTGGCGACTTAACCATCGCCTTTCTTTTTAATTCAACAACTACAATGTTATCTTTCTCTTTCTTGACTTCGGCACTTAAACCTTTGTTAAGAATATCTACGATTTGTTGAACTACAACTATATCTATATCACTCTTTTGAACTTTCATATATATCTACATACGCTTTATTGTTTATTTGGCGTTTCCTCTACGATTGTTGTTTCTTTATCTTTTACTTCTTTTGTTTCAAGTTTAATTGATGGGTTATTTTTGAAATATTCAACGCTTTCGTTATACGCTTCTTCACTATTGCTAAATAACCCACAGATTATAAATGCTAATCTTGGTGCAACTTTATTTGTTGATAATAATAATTGTAATACTTGTGCCTTTTGATAAATGTTCTCATAGTTTCTACGAGTAAATCTAATATCTAAATCGCTTAATGTTAAATTAAGTTTATTCTTTGTAATATCTCTTGCAATTCGTAAGCAAAGTTTAAGAACTTCTCTTTCACTTGACTTAAAACTCATCTCTGTTTCAGTTGCTCTTGCTTCTGCTTCACTCCAACCATCACGCATAATAACGGCAGAACCTGTATCGCTTGTTGATTTGCTATTGGTATTTCTATTTGGCATACCGCAAATCTTTAATACGATATTATACATATCATCTTTCAATGTTTGAACTTGTGTTTGGTTAAGTTCTTGTGTTAAGAATTGAACATTTGCTTCAACTTTCTTATCTCCACTGCCGTTGTCTTTAATCTTAATAGCACCTTGTTCTTTTAATGCAAGGAAACCATTTTCATCAATATCAACATTTTTGAAAACGAGTAATGATTGAATAAATTGTTCAACACCATCTAATCTGTTAGATTGAACCAAGTTAATAGCGTCTAATAAACCTATAACTTTTTCGAAGTCGCCTATTCTTTCTTCGTTTAATGGGTATTCAATAACAGGTATCATACCAACAGGGTTATCTTTTGTTTCAATTAAAACGCCATTGATAAGTTTATAGAACTTTGTTTCTGTATAACACTCAACAATGTAATTCATTAAATCATCTTTGCCTTTTATTGCATAGATAACTCCACCTAAAATAGGTTTCTCGCCTAAACCACTTGAATAAACAACGAAACCTTGTCTTGGGTCAATATCGTATATATTAAATGGACTTGAATTACCATCATCAACATAGTTGTTGTTAGGTAAAACTAATCTATAAGCAGTTCCACAAATGCTTTGTTCGTTAGCAAGTTTCTTATCTTTGCCATCTTTGTTATCAACAATCATATAATCGTTTAATAACTCAACTGATTTGTTATCAACGCTTTCTTTTCTTGCGACATATTGAATTGGTTTATTTAATAAATAACCTGTCTTGAATGTAGTTATCTCGTTAGCGTGGTTTTCAACAATTTTATTAGTAATTTCTTTACGATATTTCTTTTCACGATTAAGAATAGGTTGCCAACCTTTGTAATATTCCATTAAATAATTCATTTCGCCAACATTAACTTGAAAAACAGGTTGAATTAAAGCAATAATGTTGCCTATATTATTCTCATCTGCATAGTCGTAAGGTGCAATTAACTTCTTTCTACCTGTTAAAATCATAGTTTGCTCTCAATTTATTTAATTTTTAGCATAGAATTATACATATAGTTATCTACCCATACGCCTTTTTGCTAAAACTTATTCAATTTTATATCATAATTAAAATGGTGGAGTAATTATCTCATAACTTGTAGCAGGTTTGCTAATTTTATAAACACTATCTGCTAACATAGACAAACTATCAGGTGCGTCATCGTGTTTGTTCTTTCCTGCTATTACATAAGAGCATAATTGTTCCATCGCTTTTCTATAATCACTACTGCGTTTGCTTGTTTCCAAGAAATACCAAGTTTTAATTTCAGGTGCGTGGTCAAATATTCTAATCTCTTTGTTAGAGTTATTACGCTTTAAGGTAATGTTTATTCTAATGCCTTTCTTTTTCAATTCGTTTTCAACATATTCAATATACTCACTACCACCATTGTTCGCTTCTGCTAATAGTGAATTGATATTGTGCTTTACAATCATATCAACTACGGCAGGTCTTGTAGCAAACTTATCTTTGTTAGAAAATACCCAATCGTGAATATAAATCTCATCGCCATATTGATAAGCAATAACCATACTCGTATAGTCGCCACCACCCCAAGCAATATCAATCGCACTAAATACTCTATCAGGTTTCTTGTTGATAGGTAGAACGCCATTGTAAAGTTTCAAACTATCTTGTGGGAACAATAAACCGCTACGCTCAATAGGTTCGCCCATATATTGTGCTAACCAACTTGCTAAATCATCAGTTGCTTCAAACGATTTACGCCTTTGCTTAAAGTAATCACTATCAAAACCAACGCCATATAAATAATCAAAGTTGCTTTCATCGTTTTCATTAAGTGCCGACATATTTACAATTCGCACCTTTCTATTTTTGAACTCGCTTTCGCTTACAAGCATATTTTCTCTTAACCCAATAGGGTCTGCTT